ATGGCTAGAAAAACTCTCCCACTTTCTGACTCTAAATGTACTGCCGCAAAGCCTCAAGAAAAGGATTATTCCCTCTACGATGGGCATGGTTTGATACTGTTTATTCGAAAAAGTGGCAGTAAAGTTTGGAGATTTAAGTACAAAAGAACTAATGGTAAAGACGGATTAATGACATTAGGGAACTTTCCGGCTTTAAGTTTAAAGGCGGCTAGAGATAAGCGACGTGAATTAGAAGAGTTACTAGCTCATGGTGTCGATCCTATCGAATATGGTGAAATACGAAAAGCTAAATTGAATAACACCTATACTTTTGAGTTTATTGCTCGAGACTGGCATAAAGAATATAGCAATACAGGTCGCTGGATTGCTGTTACAGCCGAAAGAGCATTAAAAAACTTGGAAGACTATGTTTTTCCGATCATCGGACAGCTGTCGATAGATGCAGTAAAACCTAGAGACCTAGTTAAAGTTTTACGCTCCATTGAAGAATCTGGATATACAGAAGTATTAAAGAAAACTCGTCAAAGATTAAACAGCATATTTTCTTATGCGATATCACGTGGTCTCATTGAAGAGAACCCCGCTTACTTCCTAAAAGATATTTTTGTAAAAACTAAGAAGCCAAAACATCATCCGCAATTACCTTTAGAGCAACTGCCCGAACTTTTACAGAAATTAGAAAATGATAAGGGACACCCCATCACGAAATTATGCACTGCATTTGCACTTAATACATTTGTGCGCTCCAGCGAATTCCGTTTTGCTCGCTGGAATGAGTTCGATCTTCAAAAGGGAATTTGGACTATTCCTGGGCAAAGAGAATTTGTTCCAGGACAAAAGTTTTCTAATCGTGGTGCGAAAATGAAGTTGGATCATTTGATTCCATTATCACCTCAAGTAATCAATATCCTAAATGAGATTCGCCCTTACAGCAGCATGACTAAGAATGTCTTTCCAAAGAATGGAGACCCTCAAGGTTTTATCAGTGAGTCCACCATTAATAAAACCTTACGCCGTATAGGATATGACACGAATACAGATATATGCGGGCACGGCTTCAGAGGCATGGCATGTTCCGCCTTGGTGCAAAGCACCCTATTTCAAAAGGAAGCTGTGGAGAAGCAAATGAGTCACCAAGAACGTGACCAAGTGCGTTTGGCTTATACGCATCAAGCAGAGTACTTAGAAGAACGCAAAGCTATGCTTAACTGGTGGAGTGACTATTTAGAAGCTAATCGAATTAAATACATCAGTCCATACGACTTTACTCAGCAACTACTTAGTGATGATGTAATCAATTTTAAGTATGCAAAACTGGCGAGATAGTCAGATTTAAAAGTTTGCTAAGCCTAGGTTGATCCCCGAACATCAGAGACCGAATCTGACTGACTTAGCTCCTATCCTATTGGGTGTGCCGTGGGAGGCAAAATGCAAGATAATTTAAAATCGAAATGGAATAATAAGTTACTTCCATTATTAATGGAGCAAGATGAAGTTTCACTTTACGATATTGTAAAATTAATATCGACTGAATACATTTCAGGCATTAAATATTTAGCCGATTTTTTAGATTATTTTATCTATCAACCTGATAATTACTTAACCCAAGAGCAAAAAAATCTTGTTTTAGGATTTATCGAAACTCTTATAAATCCTTATAATTTTAAAGAAAATAGTTGCAAATCAATCAAAGCTTTTCAAAAGTTTAATATCAAAGAAAATCTAAGCCCTGAAAACTATATGGCCCTACATGAAGTTTCTTGGGCTAAAGAAAATCTAAATGAATTATTTATTGAGCAAGATTCAACAATATATCAGTTCGAAAGCTGTTTCATATTTGGTCAAAATCTAAGTCCTGAAATCAGTATTCCAACTTTTTTCTTGCAGGAGCATTTTTCATATTTTGAAGCTACATGTCTTCTTGCTGGATATAAAGATGCTTTAGAAATGAAAGAATTATTTGAACATGATAAAGAAGTTTTTCATTTTTCTTATCCAGATTTTAAAGATTGCTATAATTTATTAAAAACTGCAAAAATTGCTGGAGCTCTTCCCCAAGAGCTTATTCCACGGGCCACACTACAAAGATATTTCTCCAGTAGAAATATTCATGTCCCTGGGTTCACCAATTCAGAAAATACTATTAACAATATCCATCCAAGCATTGATCCAAAGCATCCACAACATGCGCCTGAATTGTTGTTAGCTACTCAAGCTTGGGAAGCTAAATATCTTAATGGGGAATATAAGAGCCATGAACATACTCCCGCTGTTGAAAACATTTTAAAGAACTGGAATATAACTGGACTAAATTTAATTAAAAGAATCTGTGCAATAACAAACCCAGACAAACAACTGTTTTATAACAAATAATTTAAAGGTGTCACTCCTAGGTGTCACTTTTTTTTATCTTAGTGACACTTGTATGACACCTCACTTCATTTGTTTAGATACAACCATATTAATTTAAATATGGTTATATTTATGCCTCAAAAAAATCCTATTCGAATTCAATTCAGTACTGCCTGCAAGTTACTTGACGTGACCCGTGAATCACTTCGTCATACTATTCGTAGAGACCCCTCCTTCCCAAGACCAATCAAGCAAGGTACGACAAAACAAGCACCTGTTTTCTTTGATTATCAAGAATTAGTTGACTGGCACAATAGCAAAAAAGAAGCTGCTGCTGCTCCAATGGAGGCATGATTATGAATGCTTCAAATACCTTATTAACTGCTCATCAAATGCTTAGCGCTGATATAGCCGAACTTGTTCAATCTGAATTACGTGCAGTTAATTTATCTATAGAAAGACTGGCGAAACGTGGTGTCATCAAACTACCACCAATGATGAAAGTTGAAAATAAACAAACACTTAGTCCAAATAAATATACAAGTGTTTATGTTTTCTCAGGCGAGCAAGGAAAGCTTGACTCAATTACTGTTGTTGCTCAGCTTTGTCCTGAATTTACTGCTGCTATTGTTAAGCGCTGGTATGAGCTTGAAAAGCGGACTCCGGCATTCGACATTAATAATCCACAACATCTTCTTAATGCTATAGAAGTGCAAGCAAAGCAGAATCTACAACTCACTTCAGAAAACAAAGTCCTCACCAAAGCTATCGAGACGATTACTCACACCGAGCACGGCGTTAAGTTCCAACAGGCATGCAAAATTTTAAATACTAAGCAGCATATTTTAGCCAAATGGCTACGTGAACATGGTTGGGATCGGTATCTTAATGATGCTCGTGCTTCAACCTACTACAGTGAAAGTCGTGGCTATTGTGAAACTAAATACTCCCATAAAGAAGGTGTAAAGCCTTCAGGTCAATCATACAGCTATACACAGACCGAATTCTTCATATTGCCAAAAGGCATGCAGATCCTAGCTAAAAGGTTTGGAGAGCGGCCATGAATTTTCAAAATATTTTCTGTTTAAGGCTTCTCAAATTAAAAATGATCGGCTATATTGATCGTGTTCGGTGCAAAATCACTGAATCAGCTTTGGTCGGCTGCAAAAGTAACATAGGCGCACAGTCCGCTCTTCGGGCTTTTTTTGTGCGTAAAATCTCTATGCATCCGCATGTTATGGCGGAGCTGGAGAGGGACATCTTCGGATGTGCAGGTTCCCTATGTTACCTGTCGACCAACCCTTTTCAGCTTCGTCTCCAAAATCATTTGGTCGTGATTGACGAAGCTCCAAAACACATAGGAGCGCATTCATCATGAACGCTAAAGTACAAATTCAATTTCCAGAACAATCAATTCCTTTTTACAGTGTCGCTGATATTATCAGTGCTTACTCACTTGCATCTGAAGCTGCCACACAACTTCGAACTTTGGCTAACCAGATCAACAAAGCAACGGCTTTCGTTAAAGCATTTGTACAAGAAAATGATAAAGCCGACTCCTCTGCTTTTGCTGAACTAGAAAATCTAATAATAATTTCCCAGCAGCTTGCTAACAGTCAAGCAGACACTTACATGCGTGAACTTAACAGACATACGCATAAGCCTGATGATCAGTACGATGCTGGTGATCTGTACGATGCATACTCATTAGCTTATGAAAATACATCATGGCTTGAGACCATGTTTTATGAAGCTAAAGATGAAGTCGAAATAATCAAAGAGGCTATAAAGCAAAATACTCATGGCGCCGTCTTCGCGACTCTTGAACGCTTAATTCATATCGCCGCGTACTTGGCCGAAACTCATAGCAATACATTCGACATTGAACGCGAAAAGTATGAAGCAGAATGGGAGGCTACTAAAAATGGATAAGCCTTCTAATGCTCCAAAAGAAATTATTCCTGTACCTCAAAATTCGCCGCCACAGCCCTTATCAAATACATACGCTGAATCAGTGCGAATGACACCTGAGCGCATCCTTAACGCCGTAATTAAAACAACTCGGCAAGGAGGATCCAGTGAGCATTGATGCAACACGGTGGGCTTGGACTGCTCCAGTAAGTAACTCATCACAACGACTAGTTCTGCTTTCATTAGCAGATCGGGCTGGTGAAGAGCATACGGCTTGGCCAAGCATAGAGCGCCTGGCTAAAGATACCGTGTTGGATAAAAAAACAGTTCAAAAAGTTATTTTAGAGTTAATTAAACTTGGTCTGGTCGAAGATACTGGAGAGCGCACAGGACCTACCAGACGTGTTCGTGTTCTCAAGCTCAACGGCGTAAAGGGTCGCGAGGAATACACCCAAAATCTAGATGATGCTAATACACCCAAAAACGGGAACATTAAACAATCCCAAAAACGGAATGATTCCAAAAATGGGAATGATCCCAAAAATAGTGCTTTGAATAACCCCAAAAACGGGATGTTGAATGATCCCAAAAACGGGGTGCAGAACCCATCAGGGAATCTACCAATGAATCTCTCTCAAGAGCATGACTGGATTCCTGATGTGGATCAGTTGATAACAAAGATAAAGATGGCAGGTCACGGCAACAATATAGACCTAATCTTTGGCCTACCTAGCTTTGAATTCGAGCTGAGTGCATTCAACTCTTATTTTGATAACAGCGGACTATCTGACAGTAAAAAACTCCATAAGTTCACGGCTTGGATCGTAGACAAGTTCGATCGCTACAAAAAGCAGAATCCTGAATATGGCATTCTGTCTCCGACCGGACAGCAAGCTAATACTGCTCAACCAGTTCTTAATTTACCGACTAAGCCTAAGAGTCTATTAGGAGGTCCTCAATGAATACGCCTATTCATAATCTACAAATTGAACAAGCTGTACTTGCAGCACTGATGACTGTTTCAAACTCGTATAGCCAGGTTGAAAATCTACTGACCGAGGAAGATTTCCACGCTACACGCCACAAACTAATTTTTCAGGCCATAGTAGATCTTGATTCTAAAAATTCACCATATGACGCTGTATTAGTAAATCAGTGGCTAGAAATGCATGGCTACTCAGAAGCTGCTGGTGGTGAGCAATACATCATGCGGCTTCTAAGTGATGCACCTTCAAGCTTTTATAACCTGATGTCGTATGCTGAGAAATTGAAGGATCTTACGACATGCAGACAAGTTGAAGCACAAGCCTATAAAGTCATTCAAAGTGCTCGTAATTTGACTGTAAGTCGTGGTGATTTAGTTTTGAATGCTCAGACAGCCTTTGCGGAAATAAGTACAGAACAAGGTAGTGAAAACCTTTTCCATATCCATGATGCTGCAAACAATACGTTTCTTGAGATGCATCGGAAAATGGAAGCCGCGATTGCTGGTAAAACACTAATTAATGGTATTCAGACTGGAATATATGACCTTGATAAAAAGCTTGGTGATGTTGAGCCTGGTTGTCTAATGGTAGTGGCTGCACGTCCAGCAATGGGCAAAACAACGATGCTCCAGCTCATTGCAAATCATGTAGCAGTCATTCAGAAAAAGCCTGTACTTATAATGTCTGGCGAAATGCCTAAAGAGCAGATCGCCATGCGTCTCTGTTGCGCGATTGCACCGGCAGATATTGGAGTAGTACGCAATTCCCCTCATCTACTACCTAAAGAGGAATTTACAGCATATACAAACGCCGTTGCGATGCTTCAAAAGGTACCAATGCATATCAATGATACTTCCCGTCCATCTATTGCAAATATCAGGGAATCTATCCGTAAAGTAAAACATCAGTACGGCTCCGTCGGTGTGGTACTGGTTGATTATCTTCAGATCATGAAGACAACAAAGCAATTCGCCCGGGAGGATTTAAAGATTGCTTATTTTACCGGTGAGCTGAAAGCCATGGCCAAAGAATTTAATTGCGTCATAGTCCTGTTATCTCAGCTCAACCGTGAACTAGAGAAGCGACCAAACAAAAGACCAATGATGTCGGATCTACGTGAATCAGGTGCAATTGAACAAGATGCCGACCAAATTATTTTCTTGTACAGAGACGAAGTTTATAACAAGGAATCTCAATACCGGGGTATTGCTGAGGCTATTGTAGGAAAGAACCGCCACGGCGAAGCTGGTACCGCGTACATGCATGCTCAATTGAAGTACTGCCAATTCTCAAATTTGGATGGCAATGCATTAGAACAAATACACGGAGTCTCCTCATAATGTATGTTTATGATTTAAATTTTGACAGTACTGTGCAAGATGGTGGTTTACCCCAACGCTTTAGAAAACTTAAGAGTGAAAAGAAGATAAAGCAGTTTCTTGTGAAAAGACGTGGATATAAAACACCTGACTTTGGACGAATGATTTTAGATTTACGTAACCTTGGCTGGTCTCATGAAAAAATATCTTATGTATTAGATGTAAGTCCAAGTGCTATATCGAGTTGGGCAACTGGCAGTATTCCAAACTACGAACACGGAGATGCTTTCATAGATCTATGGCGAAGTGAAACTGGTATTAGTAGAGAACCACGTGATGGCGAGTGGCAAACTTATAAATACAAAATTGGACAATTAGAACTAATTTAAGAATTTTAACTAATCCAAATAGCTTATAGATGACTACTCTATAGATTGGTCATCTACAAACTATTTTGTATGAGTAACAACAAACCTTCAATATGAGTAACAGGAATGAAACTACAAGAGTAACAGCCTAAAATATGCGTTTTTTTAAGAGTAACGGTAGGAAAGTATATTTTTTATACTCAAATCATTCATTATTGAACTTTAAATTTCATTGGTTGAAAGTCATCAATATGAACTTTCTTGGCCTTCAGTAGATCTTCTCTTTTACCATCTGCGACCAGGACGGCGCGCTTAACCTGAACTGTCCAGGAGCGATTTGCCCCACACATTGTCTCTGATTCGATAAAAACATTACCAAAGGCTTTCCCTTGAAGGTTCTGTATATCGCCGTAGGTTATTACATTCTCAGAAGTCCCCTGCACTCTGCCGGATTTATCCTTTGCCACTAGATCTAAATACAGTTTGTCATAGGTCCCAAGGAAATCATGGATCGTCACATCCACAACGGCGGAACAAATTCCTGAGTTTACATAGCTGGTTTTTGAATGCTGGAGAGTGATAGGTGTAGCCATAATAAATGAGCTGCATATAGATATTATTATCCCCAAAAGTAGTCGTTTCATTGGATCAGCTCCTAATTATTCAATTCGATCATTTTCTTAGCGAATAACAATGATTCTTCCAAACCATTCAGATTAATTTTTTCTGCTTTGTACTGAGAACCTTCTTTCCAAGAAAAACTCAATACGCTGGCTTCCTTTAATTGCCTAATAAAAGTCTCTGCAGACATACCCTGAGGGATTGCACTTACAGGCAAAGTCATAATTTTTTTATTATCGATCTTATAATTGATTTGGGTAACAGCTATTTCCTTAGGCTTCTCGAATCTAAAAACAACATCATGCCCATCAGCACTACTACCTATGCCAAACTGACCTTGTTGAGTAAAGCAAGTAAATATCTGAAGCCCTTTGTCAAAAGTATGCTGACAAGTTGTAAACCAAATGTCCTCTTTCTTGGTTGTATCTGGCACAAAGCTGAAGATTATGCTGGGCTTGCCTTTTACTTGATCTTCATCGATGAAATAAGCTTGTTTTTTAATTGGATCAACATATTGCTTTTGGTATCCCTCAGGTAATTCAATACCATGATTTGTCTGCCCTGCATTCGCAGCTAGTCCCAAAACAAATAAAGTGAAACCCGTGATAATTCTTTTCATTCTTACTATATAGCTTTCTTAAGTACTATTTTGATAATACAAAAAAGGAGCCGAAGCTCCTAATTTTATTCTGATAAATCCCACCAATAGCTATTACCCAAGTTCTCAAGCCGCTGCTGTGTTCTCGGTAAATAATCAGGATCAATCATATTCTGCATTTTGGAATACAGCATTCGATCTACGACCAACTTACTGTACCAAAGATTCTGCAATGGAATATTACTCTTCAGAGTATTGGCCACTTCCATCATTCGGGTAGATTCTTTCCCCTCGATGATGTTGTTACCCATACCAGTTAGCAGCATACCCAGCTTCATGCTTTGGCCTAATAATGGGCCACTGATAAAGTCGGATGCACTTCGACCGGTTGGATCTGACAGTGCAGACATGATGTCCCCCAGGAAAGAAAGCCCACCACCTTTAAGAAGTGACTTACCAAAAAAATCTATCGTGAATACAGGCTCTGGATTCTTACCATTGGCTAAGTTCTGAGTCTGAACGATCAATGCACCTGCTAAAGTTTGATAAGCCAATAGCGAAGCCAAGAACGTTACTCTGCTCTTAATATCTCCCTGAGCGAAAGCTCGATGCCCCATGCGGAACATATAGGCCAAGGGAAAGCCTTTGAACTGAAATAAGGTACGGCCTAATTCTCCTTGAATGGTGCCAGCCTCACCAAGATTGATAATGCTACGCTCCCGCACACCAGCCTCAATGATGGCCACTGATTCTTCATTGAATAAATGAGTCTGGTACTTCATTGCTGCTTTATAGCGGAAGTCAGCAAGTGCATTAGCATTATCCTGCTTATCCTCTGGCAAGAACTTCTTAATCACATCATCAGGTACATTAAAGAAATCATTCTGAGTAAGTACCGCCGTCCCATCTTCACGCTTACTAGGCTCTAGCTGTTGCCATAACTGCCAGTCACGTTCAGTAATACCGTTCCCCTTTAGAATTTTAAGATCATCAGCACCAAGATCCTTCCAATCCGTTTTACGGGTCATTTCAGCAAGCTTATTCATATGCACTAGATTAAGTGCCCGTTTCGCTCCTGCAGTAACAGCATTCAATCCTGATAATTTCATTGTCATTGCTGCAAATGCTTGCATACGTGCATTAAAACGCCCTGACTTTGTAGCACTACTGACAATATCAGCATCACCGAAGCGAGTCATAGAGCCTGCCATTTCATTAATTCCCAGGCCAAACCGTAAAGCTTCATCACGTGTAGCACCCTGTTTTAGCTGCTTCATATATTCAGGGAGGATTGATTTGGTATAGGATAGGCCAAGCATATTGGCCACCTTTTTCATACTTGCATGGTCACCAAACGTGGTTAATGTAGTGCCACCTAATTTAGAAGCAACCATTAACGCGCGAAGGCCACCCATGACATTTCCCAGAGTTGAATCGATAGCCCGGGTATTCGCATCTAGGGTGTTATACATAGATAACGCGCGATGAGCCTGCTTATCAATTTCACCATGCTTCAGACCATTCAAAGGATCTGCCTTAAGCTTGATCTTGGCTTCATCTAATAATGATTCAAATGTATGGCGAGGGTTAGATCCCAAGTTCTGCATCATTGCCACTTCAGTACTCATACGCTGAGTATGATTTTTTAGAATCTCATGAAACCCCGCCTCATCATAAGTTCCATATTTTTTTTGATACGCCAGCCATGCATCACCATCTTTAAAATGTAGAGCACGCGCTTCTTGATGACGGTTTGCCATCTTGGAGCGGCCACCCACAGGCGATACTCCTGCTTTAGCCTGCTTATTCAATACCAATAAGTCTTTATTCGCGCCATTGGTTGAAATAGTTTTATAGATATCTTCAAGCATAGATTTAAGCTCTAGCTCATCCATAAGCTCACCAGTATCTTTAACATACTGATTTCGATCCAGACCATCTAAAGCATCATTTACCCATTCGGCCTGGTTGGTTAAAGCAACTTTTTTCTGATCATGGGAAGTCATAAAGCCAAAGTTATCTAACTTTTTAATATTCCCACCAGCACGGTTAAAGGCTAAACGCATTTCTTCTAATGCAGCACTCACCTCTTTAGCCATTGCTGTTATTTCAGGATTATCAGATTTACCGCCAAACATGACCCGAATAATGTCATCTGTCATAGCTTTGTTTACGGACATACCGAAACGTTCTTGCGTTTTAGTAAATACATCAGCGACTAAAGACATCCAACGGCTATGTAAAGCTTGAGATTGCTTCTCTATAGACTGAATACCACTCTGATCCGAAAAATAAGCAATCTTCCGCATTAATGCCTGAACAGGATTTAGTTTAGGGTGGTTATAAATTTCCGTCTGCAGCTGAGCCTTAATAACAGCATCTCGAGCAATATTCTGATTATTCTTAGCAATCTGCACAGCGAGATCTGAAGCAGTCTTCTGCGCAATTGCTTCAGCACGTTCAGCGGGACTTTTAAACATCCAATCAGGATCTGTGCGTGCCAATGTATTTTGAGCCCGAATATACAGTGATGAAATACGGTTGCTGTCTGCTGCATTGAGTCTTTTTTTACCTAAAGCCTTTGCGACCTGTTCTCTACATTCTGCTCTCATGCTGCTTCACTCCCATATCTTAATGCGCAGCTGGCTAAGGCCTTCACTGCCTGAATTTCATCTTTTGCGATTTCTTCTTGCTCTTTGACATAGTCCAATAGATCTCGGGATGACATCGTCACAATTTCCTCATCCCCGTTTTCATCCAGACGCGTAAAGGTCACTTCCATATCGGGATCTGCTTCCAGAATTGAAACTGCTTCCCTGCCGTCTGCCGTGTCAGTGAATGCACCGTATTCCCCTTTACTAGACTTGGTTAAGTCCGGTGCACCATCAACCTTAGATTTACCTGGCTTCCAAAACTCCCGTTCCAATGCCTGAGTAGCTTTATGCTGTACCGCAGTTAATTCAGGACTATCGGCTTTACCATTAGCAGGATGGGCAAATAGGTCATTTCCATTACGTGTAGCCTTTACCGGGCTAATGGTGCCATCTTGATTAACTTGGCGCTGGAATGTCGTATTAGAAGTACTATTGTGTAGCTCTTGAATAACTCCCCCATCATCCATTGACCGCTCTCGTTTAAGGTAGTTTTGCGATCTGGTTGGAGTCCAATTATCTACCCCTGCGATAATTGAGTTTTGCTGAATATTTGAATCTGATGTTCTGGTATTGATATCTAAAGTGTTCGATTCTGGACCTGGAAGAATAACGCGTTGTTGTTCTGGCTCAAGCTGGTAAAGATCAGAGTCCAATGTATCCAAATTACGGTTAGCGCTATTACCGGGACCAGATAAATCGACTTGAGGTTCAACATACGGCGTTCGGTAAGCACCACCTTCAGAATACTGATAATGCGCCGTAGCCTTGAGGTATTCCAGATCCTCCTTGGTCAATGGAGAAGATAGGGCTTCAAACTCTTCCTGGAGTGACTTCACACTATGCTCATCTGCACTGAGTACAAAAGGCATTGCTTCAATTTCAGCATCAGATTGGGACTTGTAAGCAGGTGGCGCAGTTATATCAGACTCAAACTGTGGGAACTCTGATTCGCTCCCTCGGACTTCAGTAGATCTTACTGAAGCATCTGGACTAACATCACTATAAAGACTTGCGATTTCGTTCCAGCGCTTTTCGTATTTGGCCTTTACTTGTCCTACGGTCATACCATTGAATTGATGACTTGAAGTGATACCTTCTGCAATCTGTCTTGCAGTCTTTTTCTGATTGCCTTTACTCCAGCGTGTGGCCACATCAACAAAAAGCTCATTATCCTTAGCCTTTAAAAATGCTGGTCCACCACCCTCACCAAAGAAATGCAGGTAGTAAAGCTCTAGGCCATTCGGATCTCGATTAAAGTGAGTACGAAAAACCTTGGAGTTATGTTCGTAGTAGTTCAGGCCCGCTTTAATTTGATCATTGCCATCAAACTTGTTCTTACCTCCCATACGGGCAAAGGTGCTATCCAAAGTCTGGAATAAGCCGGTAGCGGAAGATAGTAACTTACCGTTTCTGTCCTTTGGCTGGATTGAAGTGCTGAAGGTGCCACCAGTTTCCAAATGGGAAATGATTAAGGCATCCACTGGATTGATACCCCGTTTAGAGGCTTCCTGGACAATCGTTTTTGTCCACGGTTTTTTATCAAATACAGGGTTAGTCAAGACATCGGCTATTACTGGCGCTTTATGTTCATCAGTATTGATAGCGCTTGGTCTTACAATAGCCTTCGGTGTACCTGTTATTGGTACCACTGGTGTACTGGTTACTACTGCTTTAGGTGTGCCTGTCACTGGTGCTTTTAAGCTGACCAGCTCATCATTCAATGCACTCTCCATTGCACTATCCAATGCATCAAAGTGTGAATTGGCCTCTTTTGCATTAGTTGGGCTAAATGGATTCGTACCCTCTGCATGCTCGATGTTGGCCTGAATATGAGCCGCATCATTCATAGTATCTACATTACTATGGTCTTTAATCTGCTCTGGTCGTAAACGCCCTTTGTTCGCCCACAAGTTGAGTAATAAGGCCATCCCGCCGTTTGCTGCTAATGTGGATGGACTTAAAGCATTTTCCTTTAATGCCTCACCGTATTGAGCGACCTTTTTATTTTCATTGGTTTTAAGAAACGAACCTTCTAAATAATCACCAGCGACCCCTGCCCCAGTAGCCAGCGCAGTAGTGGCCACAGCATCAGCGACCACTGATTTAGCAACGCCGTGGGTAGGAATCGCAAAACTTGCTGCATCTGCAAGCCCTTTAATGGCGCCACCAGTGCGAGCAGTTTTTACATCTGCTCCTTTATTCAATAAATCTGATTTCTCTGCTTCAAAGGTCTGGTATCCAAATAGCCCAGAATTTAATGCTAAACCGGGTACACCGCCTGTACCTAATGTTGTGACGGCGTTCCAACCAATACGAGTGAAGTCTTTAGTCAAGCCATAGGTAAACTCACCTACTCCCCCTAAGTCATCAGGTTTAAAGATCTCAAGGTTTTGCGCTCTTAGTGCTGCTGCTTTCTTATCACCACGTATCAAGGCATCTGGTGCAGTAGCTGCCTCAACAGTACCCATGGCAACACCAGAAACAATACCTAAAGCTCCATCACTAAATCCACCACGCTCACTCTTAGGTTTGAAGCGAGGATCATCCTGATTTAACGTTAATTCGTCATCTGCTAAAAAATCCATATCTACCTCATCGAACCGTAAAAGCTAAACGTTTTTGTCTTTTTTTGTCAGTGGCATCCATGATGTATTTGGTGCCATTCTTGAAGTAATAGACGTATGGATTCTTAGGGTCTTGCTCTAAAGGCAGATCCAAAAAGAAGTCTTTGTCAGATCCACCATAGTTACGGGCATTACGAGAGTTAAAGCTCTCCAGCTGCTCACGGAAAGATTTTTCGCCTACAGTATGAGGTCGCAACACTACCGATTTACTTCCGAAGAATCCCCCTGAAGTGAACTTGCCCCCTGTGACATTCTTAGCTGCTTTATTAAAAAGCTCTTCATCAATGGTCTTGTTTAGAATATTTCCCTTTGAATCGGTGACCTTTTCGGATTTCTGAACCAAATAAGCATAGTTAGCTTTTATTGAATCCAGATAGATTTGAAAGTCTGGTTTACCTGGTGAAGTAATACCGGCTAAATACGCTTCTGTAAGCTTTGTTAAGCCACTTTCATCAACCTTGACCAACCCCTTTTCAATCAGATCCTGCCCAGTAACGATCTGGCCAGCAATATCTTGCAGACCTCTGTTATTGAGCGAAGCAGATAAACGATATGCACCACTATCACCAGCAATCCCATTAATCATGTCTCTGGATGCATTGGCATTGCCTGCGCTGGATTTATAAAGACTGGTAAGCAAACTTAATTTGTCACCTGGTTTGGCTTTTTCCCAGAACTGCTTTAATTCAGATTGTTGCTGTGTCGAGAATGGATTTAAGGATCCTACCGTGCCATTCAATACGTTATTTGCGTGAATAGATTTAATATTCTTAGACAAAGCTGCAATGGCTTCAGGGTTACCACTTAAAATTGCATTGGTAGGTACTACCGTTAGATCCTGACCTGTCTTAATCGAGTAGGCCAAAGTGGAGTTATTTTTCTCATAATTGAGCATGTTCTCATGAGTCTTCGACAGAAGATTCAATTTCCAACTGACATCTTTTGGATTGTCCTGCGCCGTATTTTGAGCTTCTACCCGTCTCTTGCTCAGATAGGCTTCACGTTCATCTGGCCCTAATCTCATGAACTGCTGGACTTCAACCAAAGCTCCACTGTATTGGACAAACTCAGACTCTTTTTCCGTACCCTTAACACGTGCCAAACGAGATTTGATGACGTCTTCACTAGGGATTAAGCCTGTTTCGATGTCTGCTTTCATCTCATTAACAGCATCTTTGGCATCATCATCCAACTGTTTTTGCTGCAATGCAGCCGCACGGTTATTCTGGTCAATCTGGGTTAATGTTCGACCACTCCAGTAAACAGCCTGTTCTTGAGTTAAATTAGGATGTTTTGCAATAACAGCTTCAGGAGTTGAGAGTTCAGTCAGCTTTTCATTGTCAGACTTATTCGCCTGGTAGAAAGTCGTTACATCATTGCTGGCACGGTTATTTTTGTATTCATTAAAAGTGTCCTGAACATGGGCCAACGGTAAACCTTTGGACTGTGCATACAAAGACAATCCATTCCACACCTCTTTTTCAGAAGCATTAGGATTTTTAAGATAGTTTTCTCGCATGCCTTTGAGCTGGACAATTGCATGTTGTTGTTCTGATTTTTGTGCAATAGGCAGATACTTCGATGCACTCTGATAAGAATGCTGTTCAAAGTAATTATTAAAGTTTTGCTCAAACTGCTTAGGCACCACATTTTTATACTGCGTCTTGATTGACTCAAGGCTTTCCTGTCTTTGCTTTACGGCATTATCGTAGGTTAATTCCCCACTCTGCATTTTTAGCAGTAAATCATTATCTACAACGCTAATATCAGCACCAATCTTGGATGACTGTAATGCAAAATCAGCTTTTTCTGTTTTATCCTGTTCTTCTCTAAGTTTTTCACTGCGAGCCTCTAGTGCCCCTCCAATAGAACGACCAATTTCAGCTAAGCCCGTATTTGGTGTAAAAGTCTGCATTTGGGCTTGAGCATCAACACGCCCTTTAGATACTGGAATACGCATTATTTACTTTTCAGCCTGTTTTATTCAATGAGGCTAATTTAAAGAATAAGGAAATTCAAAAAAATGAGTAAATTAAAGCTTATCTTTTTAATTTCTCTTTAAAGATTTTTGGATACTCATTTTTTCTAAGTTAACTATTACTAAACTTAACTTAGCTTTTATTACTTCAAGTTCTTGATCAAAGTAGTACTTGTTAAGTAACCGCTTATATTTATTTTCTGGGTTCAAGTAGTGCGCCGTAATGATAAAGACATTTGGTGTTGTATTAATTAAGCTAACTGATTTTTTCATGCCTGCATAATGAATACTATTGGGTTTAACCAACCCTAATAATATATAAATTAATTCATCTAAGTTTTTTGCTATCAACTTTAGCTTATCAACGAGACAGTGATCAAAAAGCTGATTAGAATCATGATAGTAAATATCAGTTTGAAACTGATTTATACCTTGTATAACAAGACTACATAACTCTTGCGCTCGCTCCATGGCTAAACCTGTAATTGGTTCACGTAATTTAAATTTAGAAGTCATCTCTTATTCTCAATTAAAGCGAACAATACGTGGAATTTGATCATCAGACTTATTGGTCATAGTCTTCCATAAATCAATAAATAAGTCCCCGTGAACATACTCTGGTATTGAACCATTAGCCCATGCTGAAACAGTACTACCGCCTTGTATATCAAGTACGAATGCAATCTTTTCCCCCGTCAAGTAATGTTCCTCTTTGAGCTCATTCAACATTGAAATATAGTTCGGGGCTGAATATTTTCTAACCTTTTTATTAATAAACAAATTTTCTGGGACAGAAAAACAATAAAGTTCATTAAACATAAAATTTCATCTTATGGTGCTGAATCCATTAAGAGTTAAAATATGCTATAAAAAAATGGGTATATTTCAACAAAACGCGCGCGCGCGCGAGGGAGACCGTAAAACACTATATTTTTAGTCTTTTACTCCACCACATAAAATTGCGTTGAAACAGTCGTCTTATTCTGGATCACTACCGCGAACATAATCTAATTAAATAGTGCTAAAGATAGACACTCATATAACGCTCTAATTTGCCCTACAAGCTCACAAAAATTATTGATGTACCCATTATCATTTTTTAATTTAAATCATTTACAGCTCAAGCCAGTGCAAAATTGGTGCATATATCAGGTTGCTTTTGAAGTTTATTTTTTGAATATGGAAGAAGATTTGACCTTGAATTAAGACGGTGCTCTCTTAAAAGAGAGATGATTGATTCAATGGTAGATTCATTGATAGGTTCTGCATCCCAAAAACGGGTACATTCAAAATCCCAAAAACGGGATCGTTCAAAATCCCAAAATTGGGAATATTACCGTTTTTGGAATGATCCCAAAATTGGATATATTTAAATTTTATTAACTAAGAAAAATCATAAAAAAACTTTTTCTTTTGTCTGTCCCTAGAGTTGCATTTCTCTCTTCCTATGAGTCTGAATTGTAACAAAGTTATCAAAAGTGAAATTATCTTTAAAAAGTCACTTTTAAAGTGCAAATGCTTATACCGCAATGGTTGTAGAAAAATTAGCCTACTTTATTAAATGCGTGGAATATCGTAAAAGAGAAAGATTGTTTTTTAAGTTTTTTTGTAACAAAAATAGGGCTTTTTAAGTACTTTCCTGAGTTTCTTTGGAATGTCGTAATTAAGAGTTCCTAACTAATAAAAAAGAGTCCATGGCAAAACATAATCCGAGGTAAAGTGAAAAGTAAATTCGTTTAGAAGTGAAAAAAGTCAAAATTTATACATATTCAAAAATTAGATTGCTAACTGATTTTTCAGTATTCAAATGGGAAGTTTTAGATATGTTTAAGCAGAAATACATCATCACGGTAGAATCAGAAACACCGCCTAAAATATGTCTTGGCGATTCAATTCACGGCGCTACAGTTGTCGCATTAGAAACTGAGCAATATCCTGATCTTGTAGATTTAGCATGGCTTACTAAACGCTTTCGAATGTCTAGAGAAGCACTTTCTCAAAAATTAGAATTATTCAATGTAGGTAGTGTGGGGAAAAAGCTTTATGATCCAAATATCGTAATACCATTTCTTAAGATGAACATAAAAAACAAAAGAGGAAGACCTAGAAAAAATTAATTTATCATATAGCCTAAAAATACAACTTGCCAAAATATAGTTGTTGGAAAACCATTCAATAAGCGCTATAAAACATTGCTAAGTAAGAAAAATATTGGGGGATATATGTCATTTCAGATCTTAAATACGGTAATTCATGCTGTAAAAAAAGAGAAGAACTCAACGAATGCTACACCTATTTATAGAGATAATTGTATAAACAATAATGATCCTTTGATTGTAGATTTTACTTCTAAGCTTTTATCAGCTTATTCAAATGCTGCTAATACTTGGGGTGATATACGTGAGGCTGAGGATAATATATTTCATCAAGATTTAATCAAATGGTATACACCTGAAGAACAGCTCTATTATAGTTTTTATGACTTTTCTACAGATGTTGTTGATCAAATTACCCTTGCTATTAAAGAAAAAAATACTGCAACAGGTGGCTATGTATTAATGATCCATTATGAGCAGGCTGCGGTCGAATTCTTAATGGTGGTTATGCTGAAATTAGAAACACGATTTGGTATTGATGATGCTCTCAATATGTTTAAATCAGAAACATTTTCTATGGATAATTTCCATGAATCTGTTCGTATGAATTTGAAAACATGGCAAAATCGTTCAAATTCTGTTGGTGAGGATGGTAATCCTGAACGCTGTTTTGCTTTCGTTAAGAAAAAAAATGAAGATGAGGTAACACGATACTTCCGTACTGCCCTAGGATGTGAAAATTATGCGGAATCAGCAGCAAATACAAATCACTTAATTAAGGCGACTGAAGACTATGTAGCTACTTTAAAATTTAATTGCGAAGAAGAAGCCATAGCAGCAAAAAGGGAAAAAAGAGACAAATTACATGAGTTATTGGCTGTAAAACTAAAAAATAAAGAGCCTGTTAGCTTAAAATGGGTTGCTAATGAGCTATTTCCAACTCCTGATTTTGATATAGAAAATAATGAGTTATTAAAATTTATTAAAAATAATCAAGAAAAATATCCCATTGATGAAACATTTAAACCCTATAAGCCAAGAGTAAATGCATTAGGCAGAGTGAGAGGCACATTAGCCGGAGATACCACTGTAAACTTTCCAGTTTCAGAGCTCAATAAAACGGTATTTTATAATATACAAAGTCGTGAATTAACATTAAAAGGTGTAGATGGTAAGATGCATGAACAAATTATGCGAAGCCTAGGATCGTAGCATTTTGCAATGAACAAGCCTATCCCTGCACCTAAAGTTTTTGTCCAGAAACTGGAAAGATGCTGCATGTTGCTCAATGAGCTAAAAATGCAGGGTACAGTTATTACTGGTGTTGCTTCAAACAAAGAAAATTATAAGCAAGTCCACTTGATCCTTCAGGAATTAGAGCAGATAGATGAAAGTTTGGAGCCTTTTTTTCAGCAAAATAAGCTAGAAATAAGCTTTGAAAAAACCCAGCAAATTTTTAATGGCTTTGAACGCTTATTAAGTGTTCCTGATTTTAGAAGAAACATTCCTTGTGATTATTTTTATTTTATAGAAGATAAACAAGCATTTTATAGTGATGAAGAAAACCCATACTTCGAAAACTATAAAAAAATCATTGAACTATATGCTTTTCTCTCATCAAAAGCAGATTTTATTAATGATGGTGATTTAATTTTTTTAGGTAATGCAAAAATAATAATAACTGACGAATATTCTGAGTCGGACTTAATTGAATTAACTAACTTCGAAAGTTTTAAAAATAAATTTATTAGCAACGTTAATGATAACTCTAATATCAGTTTAAAAGAAAAGGATAAATTACTAAAAAAAGCTTTGGTTTCATTTTTTAATAATTCAGAAAAAATTAGTTTATCTCAGTTGATATATGACTTTCATAAATTACATGTTTTTGTTAATGATGAACTTGATATCTATATGTCTAAGTTTTCATATGAAGATGTGAAAGACCAAGTCGAGCGGGATAAAGTTGATTTTATTGTACGGCTAAATAAAGTTTTTTCTGACATTCAAACCCAATTAATTGGTGTTCCTGTATCAGTGATCTTGGCTGCAGATAAATTGAAATTGGGTGCATTAGCTTCCCAGGACCCTAATAAAATTTTAGGGTTTAGTATGTCAAACTTATTGGTTATCGGTGCTATAGGTTTTTATGCTATTTTTATTTCAATGTTAATTAGGAACCAAAACAATAGTCTACAAGCATTACATGAAGAAATAGCATTTCACAAAGAACGTTTTGATAGTAAGCATAAGGGTTTAGCAGTTAAATTTAGTAAATCTTTTGAACAATTAGAGTCGAGATATACTCATCAAAAGAAAATGTTAATTTGGATTGATGCACTAGTTAGTTTAGCATTCGGTTCAATTATTTTAATTTTTATATATGCATCGTTCATCCATTATTTAAATATTTATTTTATAATTGGTTTTATTTTGATTTTGGTTAGCTTATTTAAAGGCTATTCTTTTTATTATAAAAAATACATAAAAAATATGAATAACCTTAGCATGAAAGAAAAGTAG